TGGCCGATAGCAGTTACACCCAAGCGTCATTCCTCGCCGGCGAATGGTCCCCGCGGAGCCAGGGTCGCATTGACGACCCGAACTATCGCAAGGCCCTGAACGTCTGCTTCAACTCGCATCCGATCGAGGAAGGGGCGTGGGTGCGTCGCTCAGGCACGCAGACCGGCGGCACGACCCTGGGTGGTAACCCTGGGAGACTCATCAAATTCAATTTCGAGGAGTCCGCGCCGTACCAGATGGAGTTCACCAATTACGGGATCCGCTTCTGGGCCGCGCTGCCGTACTCCCCCGCTCTGACGAACCCGCCGCCCAACAAGCTGCGCATCGTCACGACCAACGACGATCAGCAGGTCACTTCGGTGTCTACCGCGAGCCCCGCGGTGGTCACCACGGCAGCCGCACACGGCTGGACGACCGGCAACTACGTAGGGTTCCTGTTCGGGACCATCGGTGCCGCGAACCAGACACCGTTGCTCTGCAACCGCCAGTTTGTCATCACGGTGATCAACTCGACGCAGTTCTCTCTGGCAGACGCGATCACTGGCGCGCCCATCAACGGTGCCACGCTGGGTTGGGCGACTCAGACAGCGGGCACCGTCGCGGTCGCGCGCACGCTGATCCTGACGACGCCCTGGACGACTCAGGCGATCTGGAGCCAATTGAAGCCGGTGCAAGCCGAGACACAGTGCATACTGCTCTGCTACAGCGTCCAGCCCCAGTCGATTACCTGCGTCAGCGAACAGACTGCGACGGCCTTTGCCTCGTTCAGCATTGCCCCATTTAATTTCACGGACGGACCCTACTATCCGATTGTTACGGATGGGTCGACGTTGACGCCATCGGCCCTCACCGGATCGATCACGCTGACCGCCAGCGCAATTTCCTCGATCAACAACGGGGCCGGTTTCCAGTCTGGAGATGTGGGTCGCGCCATTCGCCTGTTCTCGCAACCAGCAAACTGGTCGGCCACCACGGCCTATACGGTCGGCCAAGCCGTCACGTATAACGGAGCCTACTTCGTTTGCATCGCGGCCAACACCGGTCAGGAACCGGACACCCAGCTGACCTACTGGAGCATCTCCACAAACTCGGCCACCTGGACCTGGGCGAAGATCACATCAGTGACCAGCACGTCCGTGGTTCACGCGACCATTGAAGGCGCGGCGCTGCTGTACACGACGCCAGCCATCGCGGCGTGGCAGATGGGCGAATACTCGAACTACGCGGGCTGGCCCACCTGCGGGGTCTACTACGAAGGGCGCCTCTGCCTAGGCGGAGCGAACGCCAACCAGTTCGACGCCAGCTATGTGAATCAATTGTCGGTTTTCGCTCCGACCGCCAACGATGGCACCGTGTCCGACGCCAACGGCATCAGTTACACCTTCAACTGCGATTCGATCAACCCGATCTATTGGATGATCGCGAACTCCCAAGGGATCCTCGCGGGCACGCTTGGCGGTGAATGGCTGGTGCAGGCCTCGACTCTGAACGATCCCTTGACGCCGACTTCGATTCAGGCGCACCGCAATACGACATACGGTTGCGCTGACATCGAGCCAGTCCACACGGAACTCACGATTGCCTTCGTCCACAAGTTCCAGCGCCAGGTGCGCGAGTACTTTCCAGACGTTTTCTCAGGGCGCTACACAGCTCCGAATCTCAACAAGGATTCGAAGCACATGACGCAGAGCGGCATCGCCGAGATCCGCTACCAGCACGAGCTGTTCCCGTGCATCTGGGCTCGCCTGGAAGACGGCAATCTCATCGGCTGCACGTACCGACGCATCACCATGTTCTCGAATCAGCCGGCCGAGTTTGTGGGTTGGCACCGGCACTCACTGGGATCCGGGCGCACCGTGCAGTCGATTTCCGAAGCGCCATCGGTCAACGGTGTTCTCGACACACTGGGCATGACCACGCTGGATCCGGTCACCGGCATCTACCACGTGGAATTTCTGCAGGACATGTTTGACGTGGACGCGCCGATCACAAGCGCGTGGTTCCTCGACGATGCGATCACGCCGTCGGGGGGCTACATCAGCCTCATTGGCGCGACCTACTACCTGATCCTGAACGGCCTGTGGCATCTCAACGGGAAGACGGTGACGGCGTGGATCGGTGGCGTCGACTTGGGCGACTGGCCGGTATCGAACGGATCTATGACAATCACTCTGGATCCGAACGGTTTGCTCACCTTCAACGAGATGGCCGCGCTGTCCTCGAGCACAGCGTACGGCGCGATGGGATTCACGATTGTGAACGGCGGCTCGACCTACACGCTGCCAGGCGTAGTGGGATTCACCTTCACCTCGCAAGGGCAAGGCCTGCGTCCGGACACCATGGATCAGGCCCGCACCCAGACAGGTCCTGGGGCGGGCAAGCGTCGTCGCAACGCGCAGTACTCCATGCTGGTCGAGGGGTCGCAAGGACTGTCCGTCGGATGCGACTCCAGCTTCGTCAACATCAAGCCGGTCAACTACACGCCGACCAACGAGAATGATGTGCTGGCCCTCAATGAGCTCTACACAGGGGTGCTGTGGGATACTATCGACGACGATTCGAGCTTCGATGGCATGCTCTGCTGGCAGCTTACGAGGCCCTACCCTTCGGCGATTGCAAGCTTCAGCGCCTTCCTTAACGTCTGGGATCGATAATGCCCGACATCGGTCTAGGTCCAGCACTACAAGATACCGGCGGCGCCGTCGCAGATCTATTTGGCGCGCAAGGCTCCGCGGCAAGCGCCGCATCGTACGCCGAGGCCGCGACCCTTGCTGGGCAGAACGCGCAGCTCACTAGGTCGTCGACGGCGATCACCGAGATGCAAGATACTCGGCAGATCTACCAAGCGCTGGGCACGCAACAGGCGGATCTGGGCGGAGCGGGAATTGGCGGTGGGGCGGATGCGCAGTACCTGCTGCGCTCTAGCCAATCTCAGGGAGCTCTGACCAAAGCGGCGGCCGCAGAGCAAGGGCTCATCACGGAGAACGCGTACGCGGAGCAACAAGGTCTATACAACGGGCTCTCAAAGGCCGCGAGCGCCACTTCGACAGCGCAGACCATTGGCGGCGTGCTGCAGGCTGGTGGCGCTGTGGTCAATGGCGTCTCCGCCCTCACGGGATCAAGTCCAGGGTCGCTCGTGTCATCCGCCGTCAGCGGCGTGAAAAACCTCCTTGGAGTGGGCGGGACAGGCGAGCCGATCACGACGGCAGGCCAACAGACGTCGACTCAGATCGATTTGGCCACCGGCACGAACACGAAGAGCGGCGCCGACCTTTACACCGGTTCTGGAGGTTCCGGCGGTGGAAGCACGGCTGCGGATGTCTCTGCAGGCCAAGATACCACTTATGCCACCGGAGAAAACGCAGTTGATTCTGCGAATTTTGCAACCCTGGACGCCGGCGTGTCGGATACCGGATCGGCGGCGGCCAGCGTCGGCGCTGGGGCAGGAGCCACAGACGCCGGCGTGGACGCCGCTGCTGCCGCGGACGCAGGCCTCACTTCCGCAGGAGATGTGGCAGCCGCTGGAGCGGGAGCCCTCGACGCTGGCGTGGCCGACGCCGGCGTGGACACGGCTGTTGCCGCAGACGAAGGCCTCGCCGCAGCAGGAGATGCCGCCGCTGGCGGAGCAGGTATCATGGATGGCATCGCAGCAATAGCGACCGCGTGGGTGGTTTGCACGGAACTCCACAAACAGGGACGTATGCCGACCCTCTGGTACATCCACGGAGCTCGGCGTTTTGCCCAGTACGACGAGGAAGGCAAGCGGGGCTACTATCTCTGGGCCGTCCCAGCCACCATTCACCTGCGCGCGCATCCCGATAGCCGACTTTCGAAGGTCCTTGAGTGGATCTTCCTGAATCGCGCCGAGTACATCTCCGCTCAGGCTGGTGCGCGCGGAGCGCGCAAGACATTGGCCGGATGGGCCACCGTAGCAGGGCTCTACGCGCTTTGCCGCGGCATTAGCTGGTTCATTCCGAAACACATCGACTGGACCGTCCTCTACAAGGATGAGATCTGATGGCCGGGAACATCGCCCAGTACAACATGCCAGTGGGGGACGTCCCCAAGGCAAGCGACGTCGCCGTATCGACCGCTCGGGAAGTCGGCACCGTAGAGAACCGCCTTGGGCGCGAAGCCGGGGACGCCATCGGGGGAGCGATCTCCAAAGTCGGCGGCCAACTGGGTGACGTCGTCGACTCATACCACGCATCACAAGCCATCGGCCACGGAGCGGCTTCGTTCGCGACCCTCTATGGCAACCTGAACCAGACCTGGAACGAGACGGCGGCGAAGGCGGACCCGAACGATCAGTCCATTTCTCAAGGGTTCAAGGAGCACACGCTCGAGCCATCGATCCAGCAGTTCCTCGACGGATTCCAGGGCCAGCCACTAAGGGCTCAGGAGTGGGCACAGACCCAGGCGGACAACCTCCGCATGGAGATGACCAAGAAGATGGGCGCCGATATGTCGACGCGCGCCGGTCTGGCCATCAACCAGAACATCGAGGAGATGACGAAAAATTTTGCGCACTCGCTGCAGAACGATTCGTCAAGCCTCTCCATGGTGCAGGATTCAGTGGCCTCCTCAATCGGTGCCATGGTGGATCACAGCCCGAACCTGAGCGCTACCGAGGCGGCACGCATCAAGGCCGAGTTGATCCCGAAGATTCAGGAAGCCAACGCTCGAGCCGCGTTCTACGGAGATGCCCAGCGCAATCCGGATGCCGCTCGCGCGGAGCTCCTCAAAGAGGACGGGAAATATTCGAAGTGGGCGAGCCAAGAGGACATCAACCACGGACTCGATTTCGCCGACAAAATCAAGCGCGCGCAGTGGGAAGACCAGCAGCACGCGAACGAGACGGCGGACCGGGCCCAGCGGCTTATGCGCGAGGGAATTCAGAACGATCTGATCACCCAGGTTCTCTCCGGAAAGAACGTCAGCGCTCAGGTGCAGGCCGACGCGCGCCTGAGTCCCGCGGAGCGCGAGAACGTGATCAACTTTCAGCACGAGCACACGCGTCAGTTGCGCGAGAACATCGAGAACCAGCCGCACCCTGCGGAGTTCCGGAGCCTCATGAGCGAGGTCTTTGACACGGCCCGGAACAACCCTAATGCGCTGTCCCTCGACAAGGCTCAGGAGATGTACAAGGCCGGGAAGCTGAACTATCACGAGTACTCGGAAATCGACGCGCGGATCCGGTCGATCGACAAGCCCTACGAGCGGCTCTACAACAACCAGATCATGACGATTGAGCGCGGCATCCGTCAGATGCCAGACTTTGCCGGCGATCCGAACGGGGCTTCGGCGGTGATTAATCACATCGACATGGACGCCCATATGAAGGTCGACGAGTACCGGAAAGCGGGCAAGGACCCGTCACCGCTGTTCGACCCGGCTTCGAAGGACTACCTGTTTACGCCAGAGAAACTGTCGGTGTACGTCGCCCCGACCCAGACAGTGGCCGAGAAAGCCAACGCGGTGCGCGCCGGCGCCCAACCAGGATCAACGGCCCCGCCCCCAGGGACGGCTGGTGGATTCGTCACCAGACCGCAAGGGACCTACCCCAACCTGAGTTTGCCGCCGGCATCGAAAGGCGGCGCGCCGGCGGTCCCTGCCAAGGTGGCGGCGTTCGCCAACGAGGCGGCGCTCAAGAAGGCCAACCCTCCCAGCGGCACCTACATGGTGGGCGGGCGCCGGGCGACCTACACCAATCCGGACGATAAATGACCGTCACCTACGACGAGGATCATGGAGCGCCCCAAGGGGGGGCGATCTCCTACGAGCCGACGCCTGGCGAAACCGGGCATGGCGTCTGGGATTGGGCGGTCAATGGCCTGCAGCAGTCATCCGGGGGCCTATTCGCCCGCGGGCGGCTTCCGGACCTCCAACTGGACCCGTCGCATGCCCCCTGGTACGACAAGCTCTCCCAGGCCGCAGGACAGACCGTTGGCGACCTTCCGGCGTCCATCGTAGGGGCAAGGGCCTTCCAGGCGGTTGGCGGGCTCGCAGCGGCCCCTCTGGGGCCCGAGGCGGTGCCTTTCGGAGCCGCTATCGGCGGCGGGGTTGGCGGCTTTGCCGTTCCGACCGCGATCCGCGAATCCCTAGTCAAGGCCTACTCGCAGGGTGATGCGACGTCCAGCTCAGACTACCTGGACCGAATCGGGATAGTCATGAAGGGGCTGACCGACAAGGACGTGCTCAAAGCGACCGGCGAGAGCGCCGTGACCGGTGGCCTGACCATGGGGGTGGGCAAGTACACCAAGAGCCTCACGGGCTCGACCAGCGCTCAGTTGCTGTCGGAGCTCGGGACCATGACGTTGGCCACCGACGCCCTGCAGGGCAAGCTGCCCGAGATGAGCGACTTCGTCGACAACGCCTTGATTCTGGGCGGCCAGAAGTTTGCCGGTCACATCGCCATGAAGATGGGCAACGTCTTCGCCCGGACCGGGAAAACGCCAGACCAGGTGCGAGCCGACGCTGCAGAGGACCCTCGTATCTTGCTGGATCTGAAACCGGTCGAGGGCCCGGCGCCGAAGAGCGGCGAACCCATGATCGACATCTTCCACGGCTCGCCCCACGAGTTCGATCAGCTTGACGCCGACAAGATCGGCACTGGCGAAGGAGCCCAGATCTACGGGCATGGCCTGTACGCGGCAGATCGCCCGGTGGTTTCCGGGATCTACAAGGAAGACATCGCCAGTCGGATCGCTCGAAGCAAGGGCGCCCAAGCACCCGCAATCGAAGGAATCCAGTGGGATAAGACGCTCCTCCAACAGACTCCGGAGGTGCGGTCACGGCTGGAGGAACGCGGCGTGCCGTCTACGATGGACTATGGCAAGCCATTGAGCGAGCAGGACCCTGCCGCGCTGCAGTCTCTCAAGAACAAGGAGAGCGGTGCCGACGCCACTGGCCATCTCTATCGGCTGCAGGTTGCTGTGTCCAAGGTCAAGGCGATGCTGGACTGGGACGCGAAGGCGAGCGATCACCCGCCGGCAATGCAGATGGCCATCAAAAAGCTAATGGCCCCCTTCGTCCAGAACGGCGCGATCAAGCCGGACGAAATATCTGGAATGACCGGCAAGGATCTGACCAAGTTCCTGCGTGGCCAAGGGATGTCCGCTGCCGACGTTTCCGCTTCAATGAAGCAGGCCGGGATAACTGGGGTGAAGTACCTCGACCACCTGTCGCGCGGAGAAACGCCGCCGCCAGTGCAGCCAGATACCAGCGGGGACACCCCTGCACTAGAGCAGGCCCGCGGCAATAATAAATTCACCGGTCAGTCACTTGGTGTAGGCAGAGGAGAGGGCTATACACAACCCAAAGGCACTCCGCCGAACAAACTGTTCAGCAATTTTGGGGATACCAAACTACCTGACTATTGGAAACGAGACGAAACTGGGCAAGGCCGCACCCGCAAACAGATAGAAGCGGAGAACGAAGAGAAGTTCAGGGCTGGTATGTTCGACCGGGCAAATACAGATCCATCAAGTTTTAAGCTAGACCCGGTTCTTACGCACACTGAACCGTTCGGCAAAGACCAAATTAAGGTGGAGTCTGGGAAAGCTGGGCGCACTCGGGTGCAAGTCATTCGAGATGGGAAAGTCATTGGTGCCGCACGGATATTGGAAGGTAAGTTGGATTCTATCGCTGTCGACCAGTCGGCCAAGGGAGAAGGGCTTGGCGCGAAAATCCTCCAGTACATCGATAAAAAAGGCATAGGGAACATTGACGAGGTCCCCGACAGAAGTCCCGGTTTTATCCAAGCCCAGCGCCAAGCCATCGAAAGCAGACGTACCCGCAATTACGTGATCTTCGACGCCAACGACGCGCGCGTCGTCGAGCGCAACGGCATCAAGGTTGGCCAACCCGATTCCGAGATCCCGCGCGCCTACCAGGACCAAGCGGCGGCCGACGCGGCGAATCGTGCGATGACCGAGAGGCCGCAACCGCCCAAGGCACCCGGTGGCCAACCGGATCCGGCAGCACTGGAGCAGAAGGCTCGCGACTTTCAGAACGCCGCTCGAGCGTTGCTCAACGACCGGAGCGGCGCGAACGAGAAGATGGGCCAGGCGTTCCTGGACCGCGCCGACAAGCTGCTCGCGCGCGCCAAGGCGATCCGCGAAGGCACAGAACCACCGCCCAAGCCTGGGCCCGCCCCTGGAGATCCCTTGCCTCGAGGAGCTTCTGACGAAGCGCGCGCGGCCCAGTTCATCAACGATCCATTCAAGGAACCGGAGCAACTGCCGGGAATGCCGAAGGTCGATTTCAATCCGAACATGGACTACATCACCGACGACATCATCATGAAGGGAGTGCTGGCCAAGGGAGCGGAGCTCTATCGGAACTGGATCCTCAAGCAGACACGCGGCAGGGTGTCGATGGCCCAGACGCATTACGAAGCGCTGAAGATCGTGAAGGAGATGTCAGGTGCGTCGGACTTCAGTCTGCTGGCCGACCGCGAGATTGGGTCCGCAGATAACGCGGCGATCATCCTCGCGCGGGGCGACCTGATGAAGGCCGCGGCGCGCGACTTCTACGAGAAGCTCTCGACGTGGGACTCCACCTCATCGCCACACGACTGGCTGGCCATGACCGCTGCTGCGGAGCGCGTCGGCATGCTGACAGCTAACGCGCTCGGGGCTCGAGCGGAAATTGGCCGGGCGCTCCAGATCATGAAGGACGACAAATCCTCGATCGAGGTGGGCAAGCAGATTCTGGAGTTGATGAAGAACGCTCCGGACCCGGCAGCGCTCAAGGCGGCAGCGGCGCAGATGACCGATCCCGCAGCGATTGCCAGACTGGCTCGCCAAGCGATGCGACCGAAGGAACTGTCCGCCTTGCAGAAGGCCGCGTCGGTCTACCGGTCGATGCTCCTGTACGGTCCCATGGTGATGCAGGTCAAGATGATCGGCGACGGGATAGCTACCGCGACGAACGTGGTCGAGCGCTATCTCGCTGCCGGTATCGGTCTGATGCCGGGTGTCAATGCCGAGGTGACATTCCGCGAGGCGAACGCCTACCTGAGCGGCATGGCCCGCAGCGCCAAGGATGCCATCACCATGGCTCGCGAAAACTGGAAAGACACGGCTGCCGCTGCGGCAGAGTCGAACCAGTGGACGGGTTATCGAAACGTCTTCGGGATAGGACCCAACGGAGAGCCGCCGTCCAAAGGATCGTTCAAAGCGAATCTGAACAAGATCCTCGCCCTGCCAGGCCGCGCCATTGAGGCCGAGACTGTGTTCCCGCGCGTGCTCAACGAGAGCGGCGAGGCCTCGGCCCAGGCAGTGCGCCGCGTCATGATGGAAGGCAAGGAAAAGCCCGGCACCAAGGAGTTCGACCAAGCGGTGGCTAACGCACGCGACAACCCCACGAAGGAGGAGTCTGAGGCGATCAGGCACGCTGGTGAGTACGGAACCTACGTGCAGAAGCTAGGCGAGATCGGCCAGGTGTTCCAGAAGATCTCCCAGACGGGCATAGGCGGCTTCGTCATCCCGTTCGCGAAGGTGCCATCGAACCTCACGAAGTGGTCGGTGGAGCACTTGCCGGTCGCCAGCTTGATGCTCAAGGAGGTGCGCGACGATTTCGCCGCCGGCGGGGCTCGAGCGCAGATCCAGGCGGCGCGGTCCATCGCCGGGTTCGGTGTCATGGCGTTCGCCAACAGCTTGGCCAACTCGGGGATCCTCACTGGAAACGGCCTGACCATGACTCCGGAGCAGAGGCTGGCCAAGAGGGCTTCCGGATGGCAGCCGCAGTCCATCAAGATCGGCGACACCTACTATTCGTACCAGCGCTTCGAACCGGTGGCGCGCATGCTGTCGGTCGTCTCCGACTGGCACGAGATGCAGGAGCACGCTGACAAGGACGAGCACGCAAACTGGGGCGCTATGATCGCGTCAGCCTTCGGGTACGCCACGATCTCGCAGACCTATCTCGAAGGTCTGCACGGCTTGATGGAAGCGATTGACCATGGCGACAAGGCGGGCCCCCAGTACTTCAACCAGTTCGCGGCCGGCTGGATCCCGGCGTTCATGGGGCAGACTGCAAATGCGATTGACCCGTACGACCGGCGCATCGACAGCCTGTTCGACGAGCTCCAGTCGAAGATCCCGTTCCTGCGTCAAGGCCTCATGCCGAAACTCAACCCTCTGTCTGGTCAACCTGAGCCGAACGCCGCTAGAATCTACCCGGTTCGCACGAGCGAGATTTCGAACGACCCGGTTCTGACCGAAGCTGCCAGGCTGGAGATTGGCGTGGCCAGAGAGCCCAAGTCGGTGCAATTGAAGTCCTCTGGCGAGCGTGAGATCGGCAAGGTAAGCCTCACACCAGAACAGCGCGAGGAATGGTCGTCGACCTCTGGAGAGATCGCGCACCGGGCCCTGTCGCGAATCGTCGGCACGGACCGCTGGCAGCAGCTGAATCCGCTGGCGCAGGAAGAGGTGTACAAGAAAGCTTTGGCGGCCGCGCATAAGGTGGCCAACTCCCAGACCCTGTCGGTCGAGCAGCGTAAGGCCGAGGCCGCTCGCATCCACGAGGAACTCGAAAGGAAGATGCACCCATGAGCCTGACCGTACGCGGCATCCGCGACACCATGCCGGCCGGAACGCTTGCCGGGAACCTTTCGCGGTTTCCCCAGGCGGCGCAGAAGCTCACGCTGCTCCAGCTCGTCAAGGCCATCGGCGCCGGATCTCAGTACGCATCAGTGCTGGGAGCGGTGCCGCCGATTGCCAACCTAGACCTGTTGGCCAACGTCAGCGGCGCACCGAACGTGGCCACCGGCATCACCCTGTCCCAGTTTCTGGACGCTGTTCTGGGTGCCAACACGGGCCTGACGATTGTCCGCGGGGCCACTGGCTGGGAAGTGGCCAGCGGCATGGGCGACACCCTCACATGGCTGAATTGCTAGATGGCGTTCAATCTCATCACACCAGCCAAGCTGTCGGCCCCGACGTCTATCACGACGGGCCTGACCACGCTCTTCACGGTGGCGGCCGCCACGCTGGCGATGCTGAAGGACATGGACATCTGCAATACGACGGGGGCGCCCATCGCAGTGACGGTTTATCTGGTGCCTAGCGGAGCATCCGCCGGCGCATCGAACGCCCTGCTGTCGAGCGTTTCGGTCCCAGCTAACTCGACGCTGCAATGGACAGGGACCCAGCACCTCAATGCGGGAGACTCTGTCCAGGTGCTGGCCGCGTCGACGGGACTGACGATTCACTGCAGCGGGGCGAACGCGCAATGATCTCGATCTTCCCCAGCGTTGAGGGAGCGATCTCCGATGCGTCGACCTTTGGGGACGTCTCCGGAACGCTTTCGGCCAAGCTGCGTGGCATCAATGCGATGATGCAGGGCCTGGGCACCGCCAATGCTCCGACGTCGGCCACGGTCGGGTCGTCGGACGGCATCGTGTTGGCAGCGAACGCAATTCGTAAGAAACTCGTGGTTTTCAACCTCGGGGCCGTTACAGTCTTCTTTGGGGACGGCCAACCTGCAGTGATGAACAGCGGCATTGTCCTGCTGCCCAACGGGACTTGGGTCATGGATCGCTACACATTCACCCAGAATGCCATCCATGCGATTTGCGCGAGCTCGGGTCTGCTCGCCATCCAGGAGTATCAGTGATGGACATCTTGATCCCGCAGTTCCCAGAAGCCAGCTACTGCGGCTGGATCGGATTCGAGTTCATTCTACCCATGGGGTTCCGGCACGTGGCCAGCGTCGAACGTCCGGACTCCGATGGCAATTGCCTAGGCAAGGGTGAGATGTGGGATCTGGGACAGAACAACGAGGGCAAGTTCCGCCTGTTCAAGCGGGCGACTGGCGAACTCGAAAACAGTCACGTCGGGAAGGGAGAACCCCTTTCCGATATTGACCTCGCGGGATTCGGGCTTACGCGCTCACAGAACGCGTACCTGCCAGGAGACCTCGAGGAAATCGGTGAGTACTCTGCTTTGAACCGCACCACCCTTATCCTTTAGGAGCATAACCATGGCAGTCTTTTCTTTCCGCAAGGCGGGCGCGGTGATGGCAGTAGACACCACGACCGCAGAACAGATGGCGTTTCTCCCCGCGGCGACGCGGGCCCTTCGATTGATCGAGGCCTCGGCTTCTGGCACCGGTACGGCGACGGCGCTAAACGAGTTCCAGATCGCCCCTGGCACCTGGGTGACCGGCACGCAGGGAGCTCTGACGTCCGTAGCGGCATTCCCGCTGAACCCGTCTTCGACCGCGGCATCCGGATTCACTTCGGGCACCACGTTCGCGACGTCGCTTCCTACGGTCAATGCCCAGGCTGGACTTGGTTTCGGCGTCAATTCCAACGGCGGCACTTATCGCTGGCTGGCGAAGACGAACTTCGAGCTCTGGGCTGCCGGTGCGATTTCCGGATACCAGTCCTTGAACTGGAAGTGCATTGCGACCGGCGCGAGCGGCAACGTGGCGATGCATGCCATCATCGAAGAACTGTAGAGCATCAGACTTGGGAGAAGGCCCGCCTTAGCGCGGGCTTTTTTCTATGAGCGGCTCTTTCGTACAGTCGACATCTTGGGGCGCTGCCACTAGCGGCGTCGGCCCCTTCACGTCTAGCGCTCTGACGACCACCGCCGGCAATCAACTGCTGTTGGTGGTCTTCGATAATGCGGGCCACTTCGGGACGATCACCGTCTCCGATTCGAAGAGCAACACCTACTCTCTGCTCGGCAGCTACACGCCGACGTCGACCGGCATTCTGATCTCGATCTACGGGTGCCTGAGCCCGACGATGGGATCGAGCCATACCTTCAGCATCAAGGGCACCGGCAGCGACTTGCCGTCCGCTATCGTCTATGAGGTGAGCGGTTGCACGATGACGCTCGATGTCGCGGTGGTGGGGGCGACAGCAGGCAGCTTCTCGACCGGGGCCACGGTGGGCACTCTGACCAGCTCGACTGCGGGAGACTTCGTCGCAGCGTTCTGGAACTTTGAGGGCTCGCAGTCCAGCACGACAGCGGGATCCGGTTGGACGGCCAGCACCGGTCGTTTGTCCAACGGCACCTCCTACGTCGTGTCGTCGCAATACATCAACAACGCGAGCACCGGGGCACACGCCAATGCCATGACGTGGGCGTCGAGCGATGAGCCTGGTGCCCTGATCATTGCTCTCGTCCCATCGGCCACTGCATCGCCAATGGCGGCGACGGTCTACGAGAATCTGTTCGACGTCGAGGGCGATTTCTTCGACGCCGACGATCACATGGATGAATCCGTCTTCACCATGCTGATCGACACGCCGAGGCCACCGGACACGGTGATGGCCGCCACCGTGGTCGAGATCCCGCAGGCCTTCGAGTACGACGACCCCGATTTCGAAGAACCGGATGGCGTGTTCTTCTTCGCCCAGGGCCCGCCGCTGCCAGACGATACTGGCCAAACCACGGTGTACTACCCGGACGATCCCCTCGACATCGAAGACGACGAGGCGTTCGGGTTTGAGTTCTTCATCGTAGGCACAGAAGCCGTTCAAGACCCTGGCGGCGAGACGATTGTCTACTGCCCCGATGACACTCTTGAGCCCGAGGAGGAGGACTTCGGGTTCCCCGATCTGCAGATACCGTCCGACGACACGGGTCAAACGACCGCAGTTTTCCCCGACGCTGAAGAGCCCGAGGACGAGGACTACGGTTTCAGCGATCTGCAAGTCCCGCCTAATTTCACGCCACCCGATACCGGCGGCGAATACGTCTGCCTGTTCCCAGATCAAGAAGACGACCTTGACGACGAGGACTACGGTTTCGCTGACCTGCAGCTTCCTCCAGACACGCAGATGTCCGCCAGCCTGGCTCAGTTGGATGGCCAAGAGGCTGACGATCCTGATGACGAGAGCTATGGGCACGTGGACTTTCAGCCGCCAAGCGACGATACCGGCGAGCTCGTCTGCTCATATCCCGATCAGGCCGAGGAACCTGAGGACGAGGACTACGGCTTTAGCGACATGCAGGTGCCGCCGAACGCTTCGGTGGTGGAAACCGGCGGTGAGTATGTTTGCTACTTCGAGGACGAGGCCGAGGAACCAGAGGATGAAGACTTCGGTTTTACAGCCTTCACGATTCCGGCGGATACTCTCATGGCCGCCAGCCTGGTTGCGCTTGACGATCAGACACCTGATGAGCCCGACGGAGAGGATTTTGGGTTCTCCGACCTCCAGGTCCCACCCAACGGGACTGTAATCACCACGAGAGGGAATGTCGTCAAGGGGGGGATCTGGCAATGACCGACGAAGAATACGCGGATATCAAGGAACAGCTTCAACGGGGTCGTGAGCGCATGGACCGGATCGAGGCTTCTCTCTCGGACACCAATTCGAAGATCGACGCCAACACCAAGTTGACCCAAGAGGTACTGGACATGGTGAGGATCTCGAAGATCGGCGGCGCCATCATCAAGTGGCTCATCGCGCTGGGCGCGGGGGCCTGGGGATGGGCCAGGTTCTTCAGGAGCATGTGATGCTGAATCCTCCGATGCACTACTCGCAGAACGCGGTGGCGATCACCCAGCAATTTGAGGACTGCTATCTGACGGCCTACCCGGATCCCGCCTCTCCTCTCGCTCGAGCGCTGCAATCTGCAGGCCTTTGGAACGCTGTGCTGCATGGCATGACGATTCCCGATTCCTACTCCAACCTATCGGGTGCCCCATGGACTATTGGATGGGGAAGAACAGGCGCCGACGTCGTGCAAGGATTGACTTCAACGCAAGACATCGAAGACGCTTGGCTGATCTCGATCTACGACCAGAACCAGACGAGGCTCAACCAGGATCTCTCTTGCGACGTCACTCAAGGGGAGTTCGACGCGCTGATGGACATGTACTACAACCTCGGTGCCAATGCGGTGGAGCACTCGACGTTGATGAAGCTCCTCAACGAAGGAAACGCCGCCGGCGCAAGCGCCCAGATCCCGCTGTGGGATAAGGCCGGGGGCCAAGTCGTGCAGGGCCTGCTGCGCCGCCGCGTGGCAGATCAATCGCTGTTCAACTCATAGGAGAAGCTCGTGGATCTACGACTCGCTGCTGAAATCGCTTTTGCCTTGGCCGCTCTCGCGGTAGTTGCTGTGCTCTGGTGGGAGCTCCGCAAGAAGGGTGTGACCGCCGCATCGCTGGAAAGCGATGTCGAGGCCGAGATCAAAGGAGAGCTCGCCAAGACCAACACCAATCTGTCGGCCTTGGCCACGCGCCTCATGGACAAGGTCGAGGCCTTCGAGAAGACGCCGACCGGTGCCGCAGTGGCCGCCATCGATCCGAACCTGACGACGGCAATCAACAACGTCATCTCGGCTCACAACGCGACGACGACTGCTGTCTCCGCTCTGCAGGCGCTGGCCACGCCAAAGACGTAAATGCAGGAGTTGCGCGACATCATCGCCGGGCTCGACGTATCGAGCTTGGTGCTTCTCTCGATGGTGCTCGTGATGGTCTTCATCCTCTGGAAGACCCAGCAGCGCGCGGACTTCGACTTCTCGAACATGCTTCGAGACGACACTGTCTCAGACCAGTACCCAAAGGGCAAAGAAAGCATCGCCCGGATCTGCTCGGGCGCTGCGTTCATCATTCACAGTTGGCTGTTGGTTCACGACGCGACCGCTAAAGGCTGGGTCTACAACAAGGACGAGGTCTTCGTCTACTGCGTCACCTGGAGTGGCTCGCTGGTGCTGCTCAAGGCTATCGACGCTTGGAAGTCGAAGGCCTAAGGCTCTGGGTTCATGGTGTCACGCTCCCGCACGCAGCCGCTGCGTCCCCGTAGCTTTTGATGGTGGCTGCGAGTTGGAGTCGCAGGGCGTTAAAGTCGTCAACGCAGTACCCGACAAGATTTGACCCAGTTGCTCGAGGCACTTCGACGGTGGAATGGTCGACTGGTCCGCCGGTAACGGTTGAACCCTGATTGGCTGCAAGGGTGAGGGCGGAATCAAGCTTGAGGGTGAGCACCCGCTGGCCAGCGCGCAACTGATCGCTAGCCAAGCCTTGAGCTTTCTTGAGCAGAGCGATCTGCTCGGTGTAGGTGTCGTGGTCGGCCTGTAGGTCTGCATTGCTCTTCTCCTC